TCACAGGGATAACCGTGCTTACAAAGTGGTCTATCTATACAAACTTTGGATTTCAATGGTGAATCAAGATATTTATATTGATAGTCAATACAACGATTTATTGTTGTATATTTGCCACCCCGAACTAGTCCACAATTATCGCTATTCTCGTACATATACCTCTCAGTTATAAGGTTTTCTACTTCAAGATATCCATTGTCATCTTCTCCATTCCATTTCAGTTGAGACATAGGATTAGATTTACCATCAATCATATCATTGTAATTTTTCATAAAAAGTATATTATTTGGAACATGATATAGTCCAATAAGCTGTGTAGGTGTATGTCTATTTGTATTTACACCACCTCTTCCAGTTTGATGTTCATTAAACCGACGATATAAACGTCTTGTTTCACCTACATATATATGTCCATCTTCACTTTTCACAACATATACCCAGTGCATTAGTGTTTCTATATGAAAGTGTGTAAAACGGATTCAATACACTCAAACAAATCGTAGTCATAGTTAAAATGCCTCGCTTTGTTCGTATTCATCAACAAGTTATTCACGTTCCGTCCCTTGCAAATGTCAGTATGGGAACTACCTGTTTAGGTCAACCCTTCTTGACCTTCTATTATCATAATCAACACAGTCAGACGATTTCGTATGGCTGGGGTAAATGGGAAGAGTGTGAAAAGGATATGATTCGCGTAAAAGCGTCCATGATGGAAATTGAAAAAACTCTTCAAATAATTCCATTGACCGATCCTGAAGTGAAAATTGTTGTGGAAACATAAATGGGAGTCAAGTCTGAAGGATTGAAGTTTAAGTATTCGTTATATTCTGCTCTTGCATTTTTCCTTGTAGCAAATCCAGTTACATTTCGCTTTGTGAATTCATTGATCGCAGGAGTTGCAGTCAATGGATGCCCTACAGCGTTTGGATTCATGCTTCATACATTAGTCTTTTTCGGTGTTCTCTACGGTCTAATGAGTTTACCAAGTGATCGGGATTAATGACGACGAGTTTTCTTGGAGCCTCTCTTTACACGAAGAGTTCCGCCATTCTGTTTTAAGAACCTGATTCTTGATTCAAGGTCTTTCACCGTTTTATTGGCACTTGCTTTTTTAGGGTCTTCTCTCTCATCCTTGAATTCCATAAGATTTTTAATGTCTCTATCTGACTTGCCTGGAAAGAGTTTTTTAAGTTTCTCCCTTGCTGCTTCAAGTTTCTTCTCTGCTGTCTTAATCTGCTTTTCCAAACTAGGCATTTGTTATACGCTCCGAATAAATAAAATGTATTTTACATTTATAGAAAACTCCCACATATACTACAATGGAGGAGTGGAAGCAACATCCAGAGTATACTACATACTACTGTTCAAATCTAGGTAATGTTAGAGGTCCAAAAGGGCGTATACTAAAATCATATTGCAATTCAGATGGATATCATTCTATAACAGTCTATAAAGATGGAATTCCAATTAATAAACGAAAAGCTCGTCTTGTTGCACAGTGTTTTGTTCCTAATAATGATAATAAACCAGAAGTAGACCATATTAACAGAAATCGTTCAGATGATAGGTCAGAAAACTTACGATGGGTTACCGATAGCGAAAATAGAATGAACACACATAATCGATACGATGAAATGTATGGAATATGTTGGGAACCCAAACGAAAAACATATAAGATATCATTCACTTTTAACAAAAAAACAACTAACATTGGAAGGGCAAAAACATTAGAAGAAGCAAAGCAAAAACGTGATGAAGCTCTCAGACAGATCTTATGAACTCCCAGTTCAGGTAATCACAAATCTTTGCCCAGATTGTGTCATGAGCAATCAATCGGTCGCGTGATTTCAATAAAGGAAAGAAGACTTTGTATTCATCCAAATCTAGCAACTCAAAGAACTTGTACAAAATGTAGGAATACGACAAAAAGTTCGTTCGGTCATTTGGACAATATAACAAGAATGGCGCTTGAATTTCCTGAAACATTGCACGAACCTTTTCCTCAATTTCTGGGGTAATGGTTGGTGGAGGATTGCCGTTCAAACGACTCAAAATATGTGCACGATGCTCGTAATACTTGGATCGTCCTAACTTTTTCAGAATCTGACGTATGTCTTCTTCAGACATATCGGCAATATTATCAATCCTACGTTTCTTGATTTCAAGAATCACTTCATTCATCACTTCTTCGGGAATAATGGTAGATTCCTTTGCTTGGAACTGGTTCAAAATCTCATTGAGATGGTTTATCTTTTTGTATGCGTAATTGTTTCGATCTTTGGGTGGATCACGGAAACTTGGGAAATCTGAAACGACTAACGCATACTCTTCAGAACCGCAAGAAGGACAGACTAAAATACCTTCTGAACTGATTTCTTCACGTGCAACATTACATCCAGGACAGTGTTCAGTCAATAACTGTGTTGCTTCTGGACCATTACTTAGTTTCATACGAGTCACGTATTCATCAAAGATCTGTTTCTTGGATAATCCTGTATCCACAGCAGGTGTATTTGCTGAAAAGAATTTCATGAATGTGTGTGCGTCTTTAGGAAGAGGAGTAGACTGTGTAACACTAGAGGTTTCCTTACCATAATAGTCTAGTAGAATATCTACATTTTTCATATAGTATTCTTCCACTGGATTGCTCTTTGATAATTCATCTTCGACTTCTTGAATTTGTCGGTCAATTTGCGAACACTTAACAATTTCAGTAAGTTCATTTGAATTACTCAATGTTTCTCGTTGTTTTTGCAATGTCTTAAGTTTAAGAGTCAATTCATCTCGCTGTATGTCCGAAGTATATAACCCCCGAACTTGGTCTTGATGAATTGAATCCAAAGTTCCCATTGACGATCCTGTACTTCCAACCTCTCTCGTTTTACGAATTCGGAACACATCCATTTACAAATGTTTCTGTCTGCTTCCTGAAGACTGGATTTGTAAACATACATGGTCGTTGCTTTTTTAAGAGTGCGAAGGTAGAATCATACGGCATTGAAAAATGAGTCGTAATATAGGTCAGCGCTAAGAACGCAGAGCGATTAATACCGCATTGACAGTGGACAAACACTGTTCCAGAGTTAGGTTCACGTAAAAAGGTGGATAACGCTTGTTCAAACGCAGGATACCATTTGAGGATATTCACAGTTATTGAATCTTCTGCACTCAATCCTAGATAGCGTGTAGGATTTTGCATTCTAAACCAAGCAGGTGAATCTTCTGGAAATGCACAGTTGATAACGTGTGTAATTTTATATTTTGAACAAAATGAAGGAGTTAACATATCACCTGCTCCAACCAATATGCGAGGATAGAACCATGCAGGTGGTTCAGCCATATAGTTAGGTTGAAGGAACATTACTTAGTTACAGCATGTTGTCTTTAATCGAGACAAATCCAGCGTCTTCGTATCTAAGAAGAATATGAACAGGTAAGGGAGCAGGAGGAGATTCTTTGTATCCTCCGGAATGACTATGATGAATTGCTCTGAGATGTTTGAGTTTTTCAAAATAGTAATAAATCCATTGGAGTGCCATGATTAATGGTTTTGAACTTGTGATTTCTCCATGAAAGGAAATACCCTTTCGTTTCACTAATCCTTCTTCAATCAAACGAATCGCAATATAGGTTGTATGTTTTCTTAACGGAACTTGTCCCAAATCAAAACGATGGTTAGAGACAAGTCTTTGAAATTCTGGAATCAATTCGGGGAGTAGTTTAGGTATACATTTCAGATTGTAATATCCATAATACACTTCATCTTTAGAAATGGGAACGCTCAGAGTGTCGTGAATAAACATACGACACGCAGAACATTGGTGTGGAGTCATTATTACTTTCGAGATTTCTTTGATTTACGAATCTGATTTCGTTTTTTACGGAATGTAGTGCGTTTTGACTTCTTAGACTTTCTCGTCTTTTTGCGACCACCTAATGAACCTGCAGGCACTAAATGAGCTGTATACCACTTTACATTTATAATGGGTTTTCGCGTAATTGGATCTATGAACTTTGATAGTCCTTGAGACCATAAGTTATTTAATGAGTTAGGTAAGTAATAACTTGATTTAGCAATCGTTTCTTCTTCGTCTGCTGGTATTCTTTCTCCTTCTTTTTCTGAACCTAAAAACTTTCCTACAATCTGTCCTACAACTGAACCTTCTTCAATATCGTCTGATGAAATTGCATCACTTGAACCTTTTGCAATATCTTTTAAAGGAGGATTCTCAGGAGGTGTAAGATAATCTGGAGGTGGAGGTGGAGTTTGAGGTGGAGGTGGCTGAGGAATTTCTTCCTCTTCTTCTTCATCTTCAGCTCTAAACAATGTTCCAGTAGATCCTGATCTTATATTTACAATGCGAATTGCAAGATCAACATCATCACCTTCTACAACATGAAGAATATTACGATCACGACCATGAAATGCTAAATGCATTGGTCCATTAAATGAGGCTCGTCTTCCTACACCATCTGTATTTCTTTGATTTCCATC